ACATACACTGATAAGTTCGAGTATAACTACGAGTTCTTTCAGCAATTCTTTTAGATTTTAAACATTCAGACATATCTGATTTATATCTATATTCAGATATTTCATTATTAACAAACATAATTAGAGCCACAACTGTTTCTATCATTATTAATGAGCTCCATTACCATTTGCAAATTTTATATCTCTCGTTGCATCCTTTAATTTTTCTATATCCTTTTTTAATTTTTCTATTTCTTCTTCATGGGAATCTAACATTACACCTGTGTGTACATTTTCCTCTAACATTTTTTGCATTTTTTCTATTTGTGTTGCTTGCCATTCTAAAATCATAAACTGCTCTTGGTCGATTGGTTTTTGAACAGATGCTTCTAATAAATCTTTTTCAAACAATTGATTTTTAGTTTCTAATCTATTGAGTCTTTCAATTACACCAAATGCAAACCATGCACCTACTACGATAGAACTAACCAACATTAAAAGGTTACGTAATGGTAAACCAATATTTGTATTTTCAGATATTTTTATTGACATGATAGACACTCATCAGAACCTGAATCTAGTTCTGCTAATGCCTCTTCTTTACAATCTTGACTACAGAATAAATCCAATTCATCTTTTGGTTGGAATTCTTTCTCGCATTGTTTACATTGTTTCATTTTTTTCTCCCTCGTTTTTTTCTTAAAAGTTTTACTCTTTGATGCCATAACCATGCAGTTAACTTCACTGCAACAGTTTCTATTTTTGAAAACAGTATATCAATAAAAGCAAAAAAATTATATAACCATTTATCTATCATTTACTTGCAATTTTACCTTTGTTTGGTCCTTCCTTAATCACATATTTTTGTGTACCATTGGCACCTGTTTCTACTTCTTTTTTTAAATTTTTAAATAAAATTTTTTCTTTTTCTTTTTGTTCTTTTGTTTTTAAAAATGATTCAATTGTTTTTGTATCTCTCATTTATCCTCCTTTTTTTCTATTTCATAAAACATTTTGTCACTATCTTCTGTAACCCAGTCCGAACCTTCGCAATCCCAGACTGTGTTTTGTACTTTATAGTCAGGCCAGCTGTTATCAGTAGTGTATGAATTAACATGCCACAGAATGCGATTATTAGGCTGAGCTGCAAAATTACCGTTATCGAGCGCCAATATATGCGCACACTTATGTTCTTGAGGTATTTCACTGTGTTCAGTATTGAGTATATTAGTCTCCGGGTGCGCCCAATCAACTGTAAATAAATACTGTCCATGATAAAATTTTTTATCTTTACCTAAATATTTTCCGTCTATACCAGCCAACCAATCAAAGCAATGCACACTAGGCCAATAACTAAAACAGTTCCACAGTTCCAACTCGTCGACTGACATATCTGGCACTTTGGATCTGTCATACGATTTTTGGAAAAACGCTGAGATAGGCAACCTCCAATAGCACGCACCATTGGGTAGCATGATATTAAATAAGAGCGCACGACCTGATATAGAGACAAGACCAAAGATAACGCAGTCACTAGACTCTCCCTGATGTTCTTTAAGATCATAAAGATACTCCTTCCTTACTTTGCAATAGATTGGAGGAACGTTCGCGTTTAAATATGCCATAATATTTACCCATGTATTTCACCCCAAGTATTGCCATATTCATAATCAACTTTATTTGGGACAGCTAGCTTAACAGCATTCTCCATAATTTCAATTATCTTTTTAGCCTGTTCTTCAGACTCAATAGATATATCTAATTCATCATGTATTTGAATGTGCGGTATAATCCCTTCGTTATATAAATCTAACATAGCTTTTTTAGTCATGTCAGCGGCACTACCTTGGATCAATTTATTTAAAGCTTTATATGTAAAAGCTCTTTTTATTCTACCTCGTCCATATGTTCTTTCAGCTTCTTCTAAACTCATAGGTGTATGCATACCAAAAGTATTTGGTTCCCATTTATTAAACCTACATCTTCGTCCTAATAATGTACCTATTGATCCTGAGAACTGAGCTTGAGTTGATGTCATAGTCATCAAATCTTTTACAAATGGAACATTCTCATGGTATTGATTAAATAAATTTTCTGCTTCTGCTTTAGTTGATAAACCTAATTCAGCTTGAAGTTTAGCTTTACCCATACCATAGAACAAACCTAAGTTAATTGTTTTAGCTTGTGATCTAGATATTCCTGCCATGTCTGCAACAGTTTGGTGGAAGTCTACAGAATTACTTTCAAATTTTTTAACAATGTCTGCAACAGAATCATCATACATAATTGGATCTGTTGTTGCTGCATAGTGTACAACGAGTCTTGGTTCTTGTTGTGAATAGTCAAAACAACCCCAGGTACAATTTTCTTCTGGTATAAATAATGATCTTATCTTTGGTCCTAAATCTTTATTCCTTGCAGGAATCTGTTGTAGATTAGGATTACTATAACTAAATCTTCCTGTTACCGTTCCACCTTGATCTGATCGTATTGGATTTATGTCTGCATGAATTCTACCTTTGTATTCATGTTTTAAAATTGTATCTATAAATGTTGTATGTGCTTTATTTATTTCTCTTGCTTTAGCAATCTTTTGAACTAAAGGATGTTTATGTTCTGATAAAAAATTTTTAGTAAAGGAGGGCGCTTGTGATTTCAAAGTTGTTTCGTAATGTAAACCGAGCTTGTCAAAAACTTTCGCAATACTTCGGGCTGCCCATATCTGTGGTTCAATTCCTGTTTCTTTTTTCACTGCTAATAATAATTCTTGTTCTTCTCGCACCATTGACTGTTTTAATTGGTGTGCTGCTTGTACATCTACTCTTACTCCTTTAAATTTCATATCAATTAAACAAGGAAATAAATTTGTCTCAAGATCAAATATTTCAGATAAATTTTGTTTTCTTATTTCTGCAGATAAAATTTTAAATAGTTGTAAAGTTAATTCAGCATCTTTCTCTGCGTAAGCACCTACATACATTGCAGGAAGTTTATACATTTCTGATTTAGCATCTACACCAGCAGCTTCTGCTGCTTCTTTTAATCCTTTTTCATCTTTAACTTCTCTTAAATATTCATATGCAATACTGTTTAAAGTGTAAGATAATCTATTTTCATCAATCAATGATGCCATAACCATTGTATCAATAATATGTCCATTAATTTTTATACCATATGATCTTAACCAACATACGTCATACATTGCATTATGAAATATTTTTACAGCATCTGTTGCACAAACTTCTTTTATGTAATCAATAACAATTCTTTTATCTAAATTACCTTCTCTGTGTCCTATCGGATAATAACCAGACCAACCATCTACTGCTAATGCAAAACCTATGATCTCACCTTCACCAATGACTGCACCTGATCCTCTTGATTTTAAATTTGGATCTTTTGTTTCTAAGTCAATTGCAATATACTTTGCATCTTTTAAATCAGGAAAATTTTCTGGACATGTCCATTCTGTTGCTGCTGTAAAAATCATACTAGTTTACTCCAAAAATAATATGTTGTTAATGTGTAAAAACACAGATCATGAACTGCAATCGGATTCACTTCTTTTTACCCATGTCTTTCATCTTTTTAATTTCTAATTCACAATAGTGAATAATTTTTTCCAAGTCTTGTATACCATTTTTATTCATATATCTACACACGTACTTAATTACATTTCCTTGAAAAAAAGAAAGATCATTCTTTGATATAAATTCATAAGGTTGAATGTGAAAGTCTTTGTAGTGACTTCCGCCTATCTGTTTATTTTGTGGAAATGCTTCATCAAACATGTCTTTACTTGTCATATTATTTCTTCTCCTATGTTGTATTGATATTCATAACCTTGATTCATTATGAATAAGTTTTCTTTTGCTCTTGTCACACCAACAAAAAATAATCTATGTTCAGTGTCTTTATTTACTTGAGCTGCGTTGTAAATAATTCTTTCTAAATCTGTAAATAAAATAACATTTTCAGCTTCTTCACCTTTAACTGCATGTATTGTAGACAGTTTTATTCTTGCCGGTTTACCTAGATCCTCGCCGCTCGCCACTAGTTCCTGGATGTAATCTTTTTGGTAGTCTTTAAAATTTAATACATTCCAGTCACCATGAGCATTGAGTCCATGATCCATTCTGAGTTCATCCATATCAACAGAGTCTACAGATGCTAGAGACTTGCCACTAGAGAATCCGTACTTCACATCTCCGTTTTCATATTTTAAATATTCATAAATGTTTCTTGCTTCATCTCCGGATATGTTTGCGCCTTTATTTAATCTATTCCAATCATTAATTGCTTTAATAACTTCTATGGGCAACAGATCATTAAATTTACAATCAAACCGGTATCCAGTTTCTTGTAGTATGGGCACAAGATTTTTCATTTGTTCATTCGTTCTAGTTAAAATCATCCATTGACCTTTACTAAAATCAATATCTTCTATTTGTAAGTTATCTATAACTTTACCTTTTGCATCTCTTGGTTCCCAATCCTTAATTC